AAGCCTCAGACCTTTTGGTACTTGATAAGGATCAGCTTGTTACTATTCGCAATCTTGCCGATAGCATCTACCAGCAAATGGATTGCTTGCGGGATGTAATGAAGGCGGCAGGGATTCCCAGCTATTCGTTTGATAAGGAAAATACCGTCCAAGTTTATGCCGAACAGTTGAAGATCATCAAGAAAGAATAGCCGGAAACAAACCGTTACCTCCCTGAACTTAGCCCCGCTTGACTAGATCGGCGGGGTTCTTTTTTGCCTGATGCCTGAAGTAATACCAGCGAGTTGATA